GTTGCAGTTCCACTAGATATAGTTTGAGTTTCAATTAATTCTAATTTGCCTAAATCTGCAACTCCTCCAAGAAGTCCAAATCTTGCTGCACCTAATGGCATAAGCTAACTCCTAACTAAAATCTTGTAGTGCATTAAGTAATGGTGTTCCTGCATCTACAAAAAGAAAAGTTACTAGATCAATTCCTGATAATGTTGAACTCATTGTATAACCTGCACCACCTGCTGTCTTTGCTGTTACATCAGATCCACCATTTACTGTTACAGCATTAATTGCAACTGTATAAGCTGATGAAGCATCTTGAGTTATTTGAAGTGTAAAACTTGAAACACCATTAGTAGGAACATTAGTAAAATCTATATCTGTAATATTTTCAGTTAAAGTAATTGTTCCTGTGTTACCACTATCTAAATCTATTGCTAAAACTCCAGAGCTAGAAGTAACTGCTTGATCTGTTTCAAAATATCCTTTAATTGGATTAGTTAAAGCTTCTTGCCAAGCTGAGCCATCCCATACTTTAAGCTGATTAGCTCCTGTGTCAAAAAATACTGTTCCCTCTACTTTATTTGTTAAAGCTGAGTTTGCTGCTGATTCTGAGGCATAAATAAAAACTATTGAATCCTGAATATCTTGAAAAGCTGCTGCTGTTACTAGATCTCCTGTGTTCCAATCTACCCAACTACCTGCTGCCATTTATAAATCTCCTTTAATCTTTCTAAGTATAACTTAAGTTTGTATCAATTCCTAAACTATTAACTCCTAGTATCCAAGCTCCTGTTTCTGCAGGAGAAAGTCCTATATTCCAATTCCAAGTCTTGTTTCTTGCATCTACTTTATGCCTAATTCTTTCAATAAACAAATTATAAGTTTCAACACTAGATGATGGAGTAGTTACATTAGTTTGAACATAACTTCCTATGTCTAATCCTAATGCTTTCTCCCATAAATTAACATTTTGTTGAGGAGCAAAAGATAAAGCTTCAATATGTGTTTCTGGAATAGAGTTTGCTACAACTTTCTGATCTGCAATAGATAAAGCATCTGCATCAGTAGCATTTATTGTTCCAGATTCAGTTAAAACATGAGTTCCAAATCTCTCTACTGAATCAGAATCTATTGCTATTTGAGTTGTTCCACCTGTTCTAGTTCTTTGAACTGTATTAATAATTTTATTGTCATCATAAGTTGAAATAATATCAACATAAGGTAATTCTCCAACTCCCTGTCCAAAAGTAGCTACAGGTGTAGTTGTATTAGTTAATCTATAGTTTCTGTTTCTAAAAGTAGCATTACCATTAGCAGCAATAAAGAATGTTCCATTTTCTGCTGTTTCTACTTTTTTTAATGCAGTTAATACATCATCAGTTGTTGGCTGTGTCTGAACTTGTAAATTGCCTGTAGAGATAGCCTGATTGCTATATCCAAAGCTATCAAGTATGTTTTTAACCCTTACAGAGCTTAATTCTTGAGCTTGAGTTAATGTTAGCCTAGTTGTAGATCCAAGCTTTGAAATACCTAATTGCCATCCAATACCATCTAAAGTAGCTTGAAAGAATAATTTAAAAGCATCTACAACTCTTAATTTAGTAGAAGCATCATATCCCTGCCCAGCATATTGAACAGGAAAGCTCTCAACAAAACCATGAAATAAATCATAAGTTACAGCATTATATTCAGCTCTTATTCTTAATCTTTTAAGTGGCTGTATCTTTGTTCTGGAATTAGCAGCATCATAATAATAAGTTGTTTGATTAGGAGAGAATCTATTATCTCTGTTATCTAAAGTAACAGTTGCAGTTCCTGTTTGAAATTGATCTAAGTTAGTTAATCTACCTCTGTTTGTATCAAAACTTCTTAAATAAGCAGATACATCTGTCCAAGACTGAGAACTATCTAATGGATTACTGTCAAAAGCTATTTCAACAGTTATATTTACATTGTTATCAAATACAACTGCCATTATCTTATTGCAAAAGTCTTGCCCTGTTGTTGATTAGTAATATTAACTTTTTGGACTTGAGTTGCTAATACTTCTTCATCAATAACAACATTAGAAGTTATTTGTATTTCTTGTCCACCACCACCTGTTGCAGGAGCAGATACATTAGTTTGAGGAGCAACTACAGGAGCAGGAGTAGTTTCTGGAGTTAATGTTACAAATCCCTGTTCTACTAATCCACCAAAAGCTGTTCCAGATATAGAAGCTAATATTTTTGCCAAATTTTGACTAGATTTAGCTTGTTTATCTGTTAAATCTATAGATTTTATTAAAGCTTCATTTCTTGACTTAATTGCATTTTCTTGATTAGTTATAGCAGTTTCTAAATTAACTTCTGCAATAGCAAGTCTATCTCTAGCTAGTGTTAATCTATCTGAGTCATTAGCTAATTCAAACTCAGCCTCTGCTAATTCTGCTTGTGCTAAAGCTAGATCCAATGAAACATCTTTACCTTTAGATTGAGCTTCTGTTAATAAAGCTATTTGTGTTTGAAGTTCTGCTTTTCTAATAGCAGCTTCAGCATCTCTAACATTTTCTTGAATTTGTAATTCTTGTAATTCTTTAGCTGCTTGATTTCTTTGCTGAGTAGCCATAGCAACATCTTGATTAGCAGAAGTTATTAACTTCATTAATTTATTTCTATCTGTTTCTAATTGAATGTTGGTTAAGAGTAAAGAGTTCTGTTCTCCAAATAATGGATTTAAGAAGTTATCAATAGTATCTGCAACTTTCTTATATTGAACTTGTTGTTTAAGGCTTACTTGTCTTGATTTCTCTTGTTCTTTGTTTAAATATGCAGTTTGAATAGCAGAAACATTAGCTTTATCTATATATCTATCTTGTATTTCTTGATTTTTTCTATATATATCTGCCCATTCTTCAAAAGTTTTAGTATTTTTACCAAGTAATATATCTAAGATAGACATATCTTCTCTAAATTGTCTAAGTCCTAAAGTTAAATCTGCAACATTCTTAGCAAATCCTCCAAATCCCTGAATTAAGGATGGAGCAATTTCAAAAGCAAATTCTCTGAGTATTGGGAGTAATTCTGCAGCTACAGGAATTAATTCAGCTCCAATTTCTTCTCTTAATTGTCTAAGTTCAGCATTTAAAGCTCTTGATTGATTAGCAAAAGATTGAGCTGTTCTATCTAAATCTCCAATTTGAACTGCTGCTTTCTCCTGTATTAATGCAAGAGTTGCTAAAGCTTTTTGTTGTCTAGTTAATGCATCAGCACTATCTAATCCTGTTTGTTCAAATGCTTTGGTTTGAACTTCTGCCTCTGTAATAGCAATACCATAAGTTTTAAGAGCTTCTCTTTCTCCAACTAATGCTGATCTAAATGCTTGTAATACAGGCTCTGCACCTGCAGAAATATTTGAGAAAGAAGCAACATCAGCAGCTATTTTTGTTAATTCAATAGATAGATCTGCTGAAGCTTCTTGTGTAAAACCAATACCCTGAGCAACTGCACCTAATGTTGCTTGTAATTGTTGAGCTTCTCCAACTGTAAGTCCTGCTTTATTTGCAAATCCCTCTAAAAACTTTGTTGCTCTTTGTGCTGCAGTTCCAAAAGTAGTTTCAAAAGCAGCTCCTGCTTCCTCAGCACTTACTGCTGCATCTAAAGCAGATTTAGAGAATGAAAGAATAGATTTTGCTGCAAATAAAGAAGCACCTGCAATAGCAGCTTTAGATAAACCAGACATTCCTGCAGCAAATTGTGCATTCTGTTTAGTTGAATTTTTAACATCAGCATCTAAACCTTTAGCTGATCTTGAAACTTTGTCTAATCCCTGAGATGTTTTTTCAGCTCCTGTGAGCTTAAGGAACATCTCTAAAGTTGCTCTTGCCATTATCTCCTCAGTTTTGCTCTTGCATTAGCTTCTGTGATAGCTTTCTGCTCTTTTTTGTTTCTATCTATGTAGTATAACTTCCAAGATTCAAATTCTTGCACACTCATAGATTTTCTAAGAGCATCAACTGTCATTCCTAAATCAAGAGCAAGTCTAAATTCAAAAGCCAACTCCTCATTATTCT